CAGTATAAGTGCCCGCAGGCAGAGCTTCGTGTAGGTCCAGTGACTCGCGAGTTGAAACTTTGAAAGTATTACCAGATTTTAGGAAATAAGACATTTGACACCCAAATTTGTTGCAGTAATAAGATTATACAAGAACTAGGCATTTTTGCCTAGTTTGAATTTTGCCAATTTATTTTAGTGGCTTTACAGCCAGTTCTTTCTCTACAAGCTCAACCAATCGAAGCGTTTTTTTAACTTCTTCAGAGACATGTGGACTGGATATGGCAAACCAGTAAGACTTACAGGCCTGATGGTAGGTGTCATTTTTACCATAAGTAAATTCTCGACCATTGTCGTCACCTATGACATAATAACCATGTTTCATGTTAATCACCACGCATGATAGATAACCATGTGATCCACGCCAGGTACAATACCTACGGGACGATAGACTTGTTGCTCACCATCCCATTGATCTTGGTCAAAGAGCTTGTCTTCGGGACCGACTACAGTGAAGCGAACAGTCTTGCCAGTGTGGTGACTCTTGACATAGAACTCTCGGGGCATGCCAAAGAACTCTGACGCCAACTTGAGAACCTTACGATCCTTGTTGTATTCGCAGAACTTAAGGTCTACAGTAGGAATAGAATTCATATAAGCCCTAAAGAGTGCTGGGTTGTTGGCAACAGTCTTGTCCATTCTCATTACCATTCCTTTTTGTCGCCAAACCGCTCGTTGTAATTATAACCAGCAGTATAAGCAGTGATTTCTTCAGCAGTCATGTCTGCCAACTCCACTCGTTCACTACCATAGGTATCTCCACGGTAGAAATGAGGATCGTAGGAACGATGATAATAGCTGTCTGCGGCGCCGCGATCAAACGGGCCACCATGTCGCTGGTCATAGAGTTGACCTTCGAATTCTTGCGGTTGGTTTGTATAATTAATCAGCATCATGTGCTCCTTACTTGGTACGGTGGGTGAGATAGAAGCGTCCGTTTTCAACCTTGCCGCACATCACTAGTCGCAAGGGAAAACCGTATTCTGCCATAATCTCGCGCATACGAGCAAAACGGCTCTTTTTGACGGTTCGAGTTTTGAATGGCTTTTTCATCATGTTCGTATTGTAGCACCAAAACCAATTTGTGTCAATAAAAGGCCTTGAACAGGCCCAAAGCGCAGATAACCATTGCTACGACATTAACCAGTAACTGTGGCTTATTTGCAACACGAAAACTCCACGTCATAAAGCAAATGGTTCCCAGTGCCGCGGCCATAAGATTGTATGGGCGAACGCTGTATCCATATTCCAATGCGCTGTTCAAAACGTGCATCAAAATAATAAAGAAAGCCCCACTCCACTGTATAATATCGTTTACTTTTTCTTTAGTCATGTTTTATTATAAAACCAAAACCAAATTGTGTCAATAAAAAGACCGCAGGTTATGCGGTCTTTTGAGAACGAGCATAAGCTTCTAAGGCTATTGCTCTTGCTAACATAAGTCGGAACTTAATATAATCACTAAGTTCTCCGTCGTCATCTTCGTGGATTACACGAAGACTGCCATAGCCTCTATGAAGGTCGTGCTCTGTTTCAAAGCAGTCACAATCTTCATATTCGACATCTTCTTCTAGATTACTTCTTAGCTGGCTCAGCAGTCTTAGGTGCTTCTTTGGCTGGAGTCGCACTAGGCTTGGCTTCGCTTTTGGTAGCGTCAGCGGCCTTTTTATCTTCTTTCTTAGCAGGCTTCTCTACCTTAGGCATTTCTTTAGGTGTAGCAGGAGCACTAGCGGCAGGAGCAGGCTTCTTGACTTCTTCAGGCTTTTTAGCAGGATCAGCGGCAAAAGCAGTGCCAACAGCAAGGGCGGCGACGATAGCGATAAGTGATTTCATATGGTTCTCCTTTGGTTGAAATCTCGCAAGTAAATTTACTTGCTTACTATATTTAACGCCTGGGGATACTAAATCGTTGACTTCTTTTTTAATTCTTCTTGCCAAATTGTGTCTTCATGTCGAAGTAATCTTGCCATTTCTTTGCTGGTAATATGAATTAGTAATGCTCTACGCACTTGGGTAGTTTGGTTTGGCATAGTGCTGTGTAGAGTCCGAGGATGATAGATTAAAGCATCTCCTGGACCCATTTTGGGTTGAACAACACCAGCAATGAATTCTTCGTTATACTTTCCAGCATAACTGTCCTTGACGACCCAGCGAGTATTATGACTATTTGGTAATAATCCAGTGCCGCCATTTTCCGGAGTAAACTCGCAGAGAGGCATAATACATTGAACTCCTAACAACTCATCTTCGTCCCGCCAACGGTCGAATCGATAAGGACTGTCAATGTGCGGTTTGATATGAGTATTGCCGGGTTCATTGCTGATAATATCTGCAATGTAAGAATCAGGGTCGTCAAACAATACACCTACGACGTTAATAAGTTGTTTAGTTATTTCCTGCACTTCAGGCCAGCCGCTGAGCTCTTGACTCCACCACACAGCCAAATCATTACATTCATGTATGCGGTCAGCTGGATAATATTTGTGGTCTTTTGCGTGTCCTCTGTGTGGAACTAATAAGTCTTGTTTTTGATTTATTTTTTCAATAAGTGAAACATCGACTACATCTTTAAAGACGGTAAACCCAGTCTCTTCAAATAGCTGTTTTAGTTGATTTTTGTTCATCATGAGTTTAGATTGTAAATATATGCATTGAAATATTTATTGAGGAAACAATGAAATTAGGCTTTGAAAATAACAAATTTTATGTTGAGTATACTAGTCCACGCCGACCAATCGGAAACATGCGTCAGGAATTAGATTATATGGTCAAGAAAATTTCAGACAGCAGTAAAGATAAGCTATTACTAAGTTTAAGTAGCGGGTTAGATAGTCAAGTCCTTCTACACAGTTTACATCAGCAACAATTACCTTATCAGTGTGCCTTCTTATATCATCCAGGATATAACGACAGCGAATATGAAAACTTAAAAATTTTAGAAAACAAATATGGATTCAAGACTGTGATCATTGATATTGATCCAAACAAAGTAAAAGATGAAATATTAGAACAAGCCTATGCAGAAAATCAATTGCCAAACAATTTTATGCATAAAAAATTTATAAGTTTATTACCTGAAGACTTGGATGTTCTGATTGGAATCGAAGGTCCTGACTTTATACTCAGTCGAGAAAAGACACGAAAATTTATCATGCAGGCTTATAACGGTTTTGAAAATACCAAGCTCAGAACATTAAGGTCCGCTCCTCGCTCAGGTAAAGTATTAACAGTAGACAGAGATGAAAACAGTGATGCTTTCTTGGCCAGCATATTAAACGATTCAATAGTTCGCGGCTATGTAAATTCTTTAAGATACATTGAAGAGAACGAAGTTTATACTGCAAAGGGCGTTAAGGTTCCAGTAATTTGGAATTGGAACATTTATATTAAGCCTATAATTATGGGTAGATACTGGCGAGAGGAATTAGAGTTTTTTCCAAAATCTATGGGAGTAGAAAAAATTGATTGGATCATGGACTGTCCAATAAAACTTGATTATGAATATAATGTAGCTTTTGTAGAATATAAAGAACTAATAGGATTTTTACTTCAGACTGAAAAAGAAACTCTTAGAGTATTCGAGCATAAATCACGTAATTAAAACTTATTGGCCCATAGATTAATATCGCCTTGATATAATGCAAACTCAAATGCATCCAATTCGCTGAACAATACGAGTTTTTTCCGACTTAGGTAATAGGGCCACTCCATCCTGCCGTCTAGCATGAGTAGCGTTTTATTTAAAACTCGATAGTTTTCGGGGAGTTTAACAGTATATGTCTTCCACAAAAAACCGGCCAGTTCATAGCCTAGGCCGGTAAATCTTGTTCCTTTACTGTTTTTAAAAACCCTAAAAAACGTCAAGGGTTGGTCAACAGATTTTTGTATTTCTTGAAATACTAATTCACTTATCTGTTCTTTTAGCAAGGTCATGTTCCTTGACCTCTTTGCCTTCGATTAGTTCTACAACAGTAAAGTCTTGGCATTTGAACAACTTGTTCATTTTTTCCATAAGGTTGAAGGCGTGCCCGGGATTAGAAAAACTTACTTTCTTATATTTTGGACCTGGATAGTCTTGTAGACTATTTAGGTGTGTGCGTAAGTTAAACGGTTTCCCTTGATAAAAAACAGCATAGATGGCTTCGGCTTCAAGAATCTCCTCGCTCTTAAAAGAGCCAGGATCTACATGCGTTAATAGTATAGTAGGTTTTGGTCTTGCCATATGCTTCTCCGATACTTATATTTATCAGAGAAGCTGATTATATGATATTTTAATCTTCGATGATTTCTACGTCTTTTTGCTGGCCCAATACCACTTTTAAGTCCATTTTTGTTCTATAAGGACCCACAAATGTATTAGTTTTTACAGTAGTAAGTCTGGGGCAAAGACTACATACCCAGCCGTTTTTAAACCTCAAACCATACCAGCCAGCAACGTGAACACTTTTACTGGCAGCTTTTTTAGTAAAAGTGGGGAATCCGTCGGTTTCTTTGACATTAAAAACTTCTTCTTGATCTGTCGGAAAACCCATGACTTCTAAGTGGCCGCCGTGTGCCAAATCTCGTTTTATAAACTCGATGCCCAGATTTTTGAGATCAGTGGTATCGTGTGCTGTAAACTCTTTACGTTGAAGATTGATAACATAATTGTCATCTTTAAAGTTCATCATGCCCACACGCTTGGCGTTCTCTTCGAGAATCCAAAACTTATCTTTAATTACACTTTTTGCCAGTATCATTGGTAGGCCGCTCCTAGGTATTCACCATGTTCATTCATCTTGTCCGCCACGTTGACAAGATTCCATTTGCCACAAAATTTAACAAAATGTAAACCAACTTGGTTTACACGACTCTTTCCAGTAGCAGTGGCAATTGTCTCGTCCATAGCAATTTTAATATCTTCCGGTTGTTCTGTCAAGTCAATCAGTGTTTTATTGAACAAATACTTGTCACGAACTCTATGCTCGACGCCTTCGTGGTCTACCCAACGCTGAAGCATCATGTTGTTCCAATTATAGCCTTTGGTGTCGCGGTCCGCAAAGGCTTCACGGAGACCAACTTTGTTCTTAGTGCTTTTTTCACGCACACCAGGATAGGCGCTGAATACGTTGTCAGTTGTATCGCCACGCATACATTTCTCAAATAGGAGCCATTGCGGATCAGGTGCGGGCTTTGGCAATTTAGTTTTCTTATCTACCACTGCACGGCCTTTATCATCGAAGATACCCTCGATGGTAATTAGCTCTTTGGTAATGCCATTATACTGTCGAACATTTTTGGCCAGCAGTTGATAAAAGTCGCTGTCACTGCTGACAATCACGTGCTCGTCTTCGGGATGAGTTTGAATCCACCGAGCAATAAAATCATCAGCTTCACACCGGTCATGTCTAAGAACTGTGCAATTAGTTTTAGCACTAAGGTAATCTTTGAGCTCATCAAAGGCCTGCCAGAAGATGCGGTCTTCTTCTTGTTCTTTTGGACTCAGTGCCGCACGAGCTTCTGTACGATTGCGTTTATAGCCTTCGTAAAAGTCTTTACGCCAGCTACGTCCCTCAAGGCAGATAACAACGTGACTACCTTTAAAGTCACGCCATACTTTGTTAATACTATTGAACATGATGTGGTAGGCCATGCCTGCCTTTGTTTCTGCATCTTCCCCTCGCACCACGTGCCGGGCACGGAAGAACATATTCGCAGCGTCTACTAGAAGGTACATTTTATCCATTGAAATAAGATTCGACTAATTTTTGGTCGATTTGTTCACGAAAATTGATGTTGAATTCTTGGAGCAGTTGCATGAACTCTGAATACTCCCTTACTGTCAACAGCATCTCATTCCATACATCGCTGTCCTGTTTTTTACAGGAAACTAGTATGTGTTCTTCGCCTACGAAGTTGACTCGAAAACTCCAGTTAAGTTTAGACATGTTTCAATTATATTGTCATTGGTTGTTCTTGTCAACTTTTTTACGACGTTTTGGTAAAACGTCTGCGTTAGCAACAAACTTATTTTCTTCATCAAATTGGGCACCAATGTTCTTACACAATTCGGTAAACCACTTATCTACTAATTCTTCATCGGTCTTACCTTCGTAGCCGTGGCTTCTAAGAAATTGGATAAAGGCAGCATTCCATTCCAATTCCATAAAACCTTGCCTGGGATTATTTTCATCGAAGTCGGTGCTAACTACATTTACCCAAGGTTCTTTACTTTCCTTGGGATTAGTAGGTTGTTCTTTTTTACCAAATAAATTTTTGAATAAGTTTTTCATTAGAATAAATCGATCCTTTCCCATGGCAAATCGGCTTTGCCAAAATGTCCATAGTTAGTGGTAGAACTATAGATAGGTCTAAACAGGTCAAAACGGTCAATGATACCCTTAGGTGTCAAATCAACATTTGATTCAATCCATTTGGTTAACAGCCTGCCTTGTGCAGGCTCAGCAGTTTCAACATAAAAACTCATGGGTTGAGCCAATCCGATAGCATAGCTGATCTGACAAGTAGCCCAAGGCGCCTGTCCACTAGCCACAATGTTCTTGGCAATATAACGCATCATGTAGGCGGCACTGCGATCTACCTTAGTAGGATCTTTGCCACTGAAAGCGCCACCGCCATGAGGACTATAGCCGCCGTAAGTGTCAACGATAATCTTACGACCCGTAAGTCCTGTGTCCCCGTCAGGCCCGCCAATAACGAACCTGCCAGTAGGATTAATGAAAAACTCAGTAGCATTATCAATATACTCCTTGGGTAATAGTGCTCTAATTAACTGTTCTACTGCATTTCGAACCAAAACAATATCAACATCTTCGTTGTGCTGTGTGCTACAAACTACTTTAGCAATACGGTTCGGTGTGCCGTCGTCATTATATTCAAATGTAACTTGACTCTTAGCATCAGGCCCTAGCCAAGGCGTGACACCGTTTTTTCGTTGTCTTGCCAACATGTCAACAATACGATGGCTCCAGTAGATAGCACTGGGCATATAGTTATCGGTTTCATTACAGGCATAGCCAAACATCAAGCCTTGATCACCTGCACCAAAATTGTCTGTTCCCAGTGCAATATCTGCGCTTTGTCCATGCAGTAAATTTGTAATGTTCAAGGTTCGCCAATCAAAACCTTCTTGTTCGTAACCGATGTCGCGCACGACTCGACGAACTGTGCTTTCTACCTCTTCCTTGTGCAAAATGCCCTTGTATTCTCCAGCAACTATAACTGTATTGGTAGTCACTAGAGTTTCACAGGCACATCTTAGTTTCGGATCTTCTTTAGACATTACAAGGTCTAGGATAGCATCACTAATAGCGTCTGCAACTTTATCCGGGTGTCCTTCTGACACGCTTTCACTGGTAAACAAATATGTCATATTTTCTTTTCTAATTCTTTAATTGTGTTTTTAATTGCTTCTGCAAAATTTAAGGCACTTTGCTTATTTAATAGCATATGGTGCTCTTGTTTGTGAACACCTTTAAACAGTATATCATATACTGCTCGTAATCGTTGACCCCAACCTTGCCAGACTGGTGTCCATGTAGTAACATAAAAGCTAACTTCTACGTCGGGTATATCTTTATCACGCTGGACTTCGATCCACATTTTGGCAGCATGATCGTCTGATGAACAATCGCATTCTACGTTAAATGTTCTTGCATCGCCCCAATCGTTATCGATGCTAATACCTTGTGCAGGTGTTTGAGCTTTTATTACCATGATTCTACATCCGTTAAATCTACTTTTACTGACGTTGATGGGTCAAATTCTACAGTTACACTGGGTCCAATACCCGAAATGTTTTCTTCTGTCCATACAACTTGATTAACGTCATATTGTTCAAATATTTCTTTTAATTTTTCGTATTGATTTCTTGATATAATCAGCTTCATTCGTTAATCCTTCCCCAGTCTATTCGGCTCCACAGTCTATCATACAAATAATATGATGTCATCCAAACACAATTAATAATGATGGTTGGAATCAATGCTTGTGTAAGACTTTGACCTGTAATCAGCAACATCACATAAGTTGAACATATTACCCATATACGATAGATAATAGTCTTGACCAATGTCCTTGTGCGAGTTTCTGTTACTTTCCCCAACCGTTGCTCCAAATGTCTACGTGCAGGCGAGGACTATAACGATAACCACGAACCAGTGCTTCATCCGCAATGTGTTTTGTGTTACTGAAATAAGCAGCGTCTGTTCCTCCCACAGGCATTACATATACGGGTCCATGGAAGCCTTCTGCTCTGTAGGCTTTTACTGCACGATCAACTTCGTCAAAGTCTTCATGTTTGTCAACAACAAACTTTAGATATGTAAATCCTACTTGTTGATATTCTTTAACAACATCAGGCCTAACAGCATCCTCCCAGAGCTCTCCACTGGCACTGAGCTTTGGGCTTACACTGAATGTAATACTGTTAGGCATCAAGTGATAGTTATCTTTTAAAAAATACTTGAATTCCGAATGTAATCTTTGAGTGCCATTTGTTTCAAATGTCAGATTACGCAGATCACTCATACGTTTATTAGCCAGTAGTTCTGGATATAATTGTTGCCAGCCTAGTAAAGGCTCGCCGCCGGTAATAACCAAGTGAACATCGTTTCCGTTGTTTTGAACCCAACGATGATTAGGAGTCAATGCCAACAATGCATCAATAGTTTCTTCTATAGAATAACTAGGACTTAGATGTTTAAATGCAGGATGCCATGATGCATAACTATCGCAGCCTGTCTTGGCCAAAGGCAAGTCCATAAATGTTTTATATAAATGAACAGCTTGACCGATGTCGTCTGGTTCTGTAGTTTTTTCTCCTGCAGGAAGTCCAAAACCTGCACATTTAAAGTTACAGCCAAAGGTACGCAAAAACACCGACGGGACGCCAATAAATCGTCCCTCACCTTGTGCGCTGTAAAAAATTTCACTTACTTTGAGTTTATCCATGTCTTATTCCTGCATTAGAGTTTTTTAGTTTATCACCATATTTTAACTTCAGAAGTAACTCCATGTCAACTGTTATATCACCTTCTATTGCATACCACTCTACTACGTCTGGATGTCCAGACCAAGTGTCATAAAGGCAACGGATTCGACAATCTGGAAAATTGTCAGCTAGCCAATACTCCAGCTGTTTACATTCCCAAAAGTTAAGACTTATTAACTGTTGACTTTTCATCACCGTTATTTGTTTTGACAGTTGCAGGGTAATCTGCCTTGGCGACAATCCCCACTGCATCCAGGAAAACGTTTTAAAATAGTTTGGTTCAGAACATAGCTGACCAAAAATACCGATACAATAAAACCCAGAATTGCCAAAAGTGTAACCATTATTTCTTTTCTTTCTTAGGTCGAGCTGTCATCGCCGCTGCCTTTTTCTTAGGTGCAGCCAGCGCCGTTACTTCAACAGTCTCGCAGTTTAATCTACTTTCGTAAGAAGCAATAGCCTCCCGAACGTCCTTTTGTAACAATTCCCAATCCGTTACAAACTCAACTCTACCATCTTCATATTCTGTCCGGGTGCTATGACTGCCGACGGTAATTTTAGGCCACTTAGCCTTCTTAGTTTTTTTATCAAGAACCTTGTCAGTGAATGCACTGTTAAGTTCTGCGGCTTGGTTATCTAACCTATCTGATTTCTTTTTACGAGTTGCCATGATTTATCCTTTCACAAAGACATCGTTAATCTGTCTATTCACTCTAATAAAAGTTGTGCATTTGCTCAACTGTTTTAGCGTAGGTGCACCAACATAAGTGCAGGTGCTACGAATACCACCTAGTATATCCAATACTGTATTTCGAACTGCTCCGCGGTACGGAACAGTTACAGTTCTACCTTCACTACTGCGATATTCTGCCACACCACCATGATGTTTATTCATAGCAGTGTCTGAGCTCATGCCGTAGAACTGCATAAATTTCTTCTCTTCCACCTTGTTACCAGTCCAGGTCCATTCTGTCTGACCGTCTGGTAATTCTCTTTTTCTAGCCTGTAATTCTTCTAGCTCAAGTAGCTTAGTTATTGCAGTGCCACCACCTTCGTCGTGTCCAGCTAACATGCCACCAAGCATGACAAAATCTGCGCCGGCGCCAAATGCCTTGGCTACATCACCGGGACAAGCACAACCGCCATCTGCGATAATGTGAGCACCCAGTCCATGAGCAGCATCGGCACATTCGATAATTGCTGATAGCTGGGGATAGCCAACGCCAGTTTGGACTCTTGTAGTGCATACACTACCAGGACCGATTCCTACCTTAACAATATCTGCTCCACGTAGAATTAACTCCTGTGTCATATCTGCGGTAACTACATTACCAGCAATGATAGTCTGTTTAGGATAACGTTCTCTGACCTTGGCAACAAAATCTCCAAAGTATTCACTATAACCATTAGCTACATCAATACAAATGAAATTGATGTTTGGAAAAACATTGAGGATTTGTTGCAGTTTGGTCCAGTCCCTGTCACTGGTTCCTGTGCTGATTGCACAGTTATATTCAAAGATTGATTCCTGATTATCAACAAAGGATTCTAAATCATAACTTTTAACCAAACAGGTAAACATATGATGTTCATGCAGAGACGCTGCCATGC